TCTACCAACTGAGCTAAAGGAGGAATTATCAGTATGGGCACAAAACACACAATCCGACGGAACTATGAAGAAGAGCTAGTAACCATCTATGATGCTTTTCAGCAGTTCTTAGAAGACAAGCAAGCACACAATCTTGCTAAATCTTCACTCATTGACTACGAAGACAGCTTCAGGTATTTCATGAACTTCTTCGAGTTTGACGAGTACACACCAATCCACATTGTCAACAGTGATATGTTCAGGAAATGGACACTTGACCTACTTGACAGAGACATCAAGCCTACCAGCATCAATCGTTATCTTAGAGACTGCAAAGTATTCTTTAACTGGTGTACCAACAATGCTTTGCTATTTACTGAGCTGCAAATTGATATGGTTAAGGGACAGGAAGACCCCATTAAATGTTTTTCTGACAGCGATCTAACTCTAATACTGCAAAAGCCATTGAATAAGAATGACTTCATCGAGTGGAGAACTTGGACTATAGTTAACTGGGTTTTGGCTACTGGAAACAGAGCTGGAACTGTTGTAGAAGTCAGAATAGGTGACATCGACTTTAAGAACAAGGAAATCACTCTCAGGCACACTAAAAACAAGAAAGCACAAATAGTACCACTATCCTCTAAATTATCAGCTGTAATCAAAGAGTATTTACATACTTGGAGACATGGTTGTAGTTTAGAGGATTTTTTGTTTCCAAATCAGGCTAATGAAAAGCTGACTGTAGAAGCTCTAGCACATTCGTTTACGAAATACTGCAAAAGGAGAGGTAGCACTAAAACTAGTATTCATGGACTGAGACATTCCTTTGCTCTTAACTGGATTAGAAAGGGCGGTAATCAGTTCAAGCTGCAAAAAATCTTGGGTCATAGCACATTGGACATGACAAGACGATATGTAGCACTTGCTGCTATAGACCTTAAAGAAGACTATGATAAATTCTGTTCACTGGATAACATGAGTAAGACCTGTAAGCCTAAAAAACTTATTTAAGATGGGGCTTTTATTCTGTGACAGCTCATTATATAATAAATATGTAGTAAAAATTACCTATAGAGGAGATAGAAAAAATGATGATTAAGATTGAAAAATGGAATATTGAGGAACTGAATGGGTATCGCCCAATGACAACTTTTTGGGAAGATTTCAGCATAGCTGATAGATTTGGTTATAAAGCAGTGCAAGATACTTATAAGCGTGCTTTTAATAACTGGAGAACAGACTATAAGTATCTTACAGAGTTAGTACTGGTGCTAAATCATAAAGCCTGGCAGCATCAAGATAAGAACCCAGTACTTAGCGACCTATATGTTACATTATATGAGGTATGTGACAATTATGCAATAGATAACTTGAAGGGTCATGAACTAAAATATTTCTTTGAAGTTACCGACTGATTTAGGAATGAAGCCTGTATAATATTATGTGGGAGTTAGTCGCCCCACTAGTCATGAAGAAAATTCTCCTAAATTATTTTTCTTTAAGTCCTTTCGTTAAAAAGAACCTGCTACTGAGCCCTCGGTAGTGGGTTTCTTTTTTTATGTCCTGAGAAACGCTCTTAGAGCAATCGAAAATCAGTTTCATGGGGCTATACCTATGTGGAATTGTCTTAGAGCTAGGTTAAGTTAGGTTAAGTTAGGTTATGTTGGGTTTCACCATCCCCAAAAGTCAGGGATGACCATCCCCAAGAATACGGGATGACCTTCCCTGTAAATCACGGATGACCTTCCCCAAAAACTACGGAACAAGTATTAGCAAAGCATTAGCAAGTATTAGCAGTGTATCAGTATTTATTTATTAGTGTTATTAGCCTCAGGGACAAGCCCTGAGGTAAACTACTGTTTGAAACAACTACTAAAAATTCACCTCTAAAGAGTTTTAGTAACAAAAGAATACATAAACTAATGAGCCCACCACAGGCGGCTGATTCTAGTTGAATGAATATTATGCACAATATATAATATTAGTGAGTAATAACTAGCAAATTTTGTGCATTGATACAAAGTTGAAAAATGAACCTCGTTTTTAGAAATAAATCATGTATATAACAAATAGAAGGAGAAAAACGAAACATGAAAATTAAAACTGAATATTACATCTGTCGAAGACTGAAGCTATTAGACTATCTACAAAAAAGTGGCTTCACAGTAGTCGACACCATTCCTGACGCCCAAAATCCTCGTTACAAGTGCTGGCGATTCATCAAGACACCTGAGTTATTAGCAAAAGTTGACGAGTATTACAGCATCAGACCAATCTAAATTTTAGTAAAACGAAGGACGAAAGAACGAAAAATGACTACAGAAACATATCATTACAAACTAAATGGTGACAGTCGTATAGTGACTAGAGCACCAAAACAGAGACTAATAAAAATTAACTTGGTGTGTGTTGATGGACACCAAAGCATTAACTACAACGCACATATTAAAGCACGAACTAATTTATCTAAAAATGCTTTTCAGTTATATGACTTTTTAGAGTTACTTCCTCATGGGTTGATTTGGTCGATGTCTAGTAAAGTACTTTACGAAGAAACAGCCCTAAAAGAAGATACATATGCTAAAGCATTTAAGGAGCTCCTTGAAAAAGGCTACCTTTGGGCAGCCCCTATAAGTACTGATGATGGAGTTGTAAATCATGACACATATCACTTTTATGAAGACCCTGAAAAGAGTCCTAAAAAGCAGTACGAAGTAAGACCAACACAAACAGTAAAACAGCCCTCGTGGGTAAAATTTAATAAATAAACGAATGAAGGGAATTACGAAAAATGACTTACTATTATGACTTACACACAAAGAACGGAAGAAAAGAAATGTCTTTCCGTTATGAAGAAAAACCTCATTGTCACCCTATTTACATCGAAAAGGAATATAGCTTCTTTAACTCAACTCTTTTTGAAAAAGCAATGCGAGACTTATCACCAACAGCTTTTGTTGCATACTGCTATGTTGGTAATAGAGCTAATGGTTGTGTATGGGTGGTTGATGTTGACGATTTACCACTTAAAGAAGATGCTCAGTCTGCAATGAATGAGTTGATTGCAAAAGGTTATCTGACACCTGTAACTCTTAGCGGATTTATTGATGAAAATGGTGAAGTTGCAGACCTTAACTGTTTTGTATTTACTGAAAAATCTAAGAGAATGAAGGAAGCTGACGGAGGTAATTTCTAATGGATGTAAAAGAGTATTTAGCAGATAAAAAAGACAACCTACTATATCAGCTGTATCTACAGCAACTTGAAGAGAATGAAGCTCTAAAAAAGGAGATTGAGCTGTTAAAAAATGAATTAGCAGCAAAGGAGGAGCTTTTCTAATGAGAGATGTAGTTGGCTTTGAAGGAAAATATGCAGTAACAAGCTGCGGTAAGATATGGAGTTATAGAAGAAATAAATTCCTCAACACTTATGGCGGTGACGATTATCAGATGGTAGGTCTATATAAAGATGGTAAGACCTACTTCGATTATGTACATAGAATAGTAGCTAAAGCATACATTCCAAATCCTGATAACCTACCTGATGTTAACCACAAGGATGAAGTAAGAAATCACAACTGGGCTAACAACTTGGAGTGGTGTACTCGCAAGTATAACATAAATTATGGTGCACGAATTGAAAAGATAAGGAAAGCTGTTTACTGTGTTGAACTTGATAAAGTATTCGATAGTGCACTAACAGCAGCACAAGAATTAGGAATACACGCTAGTGGAATAACATTCTGTGTAAGAGGAAAGATAAAGACAACAGGCGGTTACCATTGGCAATATGCTAACTGAATATATAAGGGACGGAGGTAAAATCTCCGTCCTATTCTTGTATAACATATGTGAAGGGTCGCCTGCCATCAACCCTTCAATCCTTTCTTTCATATTTATCATACCTTTCAACTAGACAGATAACTAAAAGCTGAACTTTTTATTTAATTAGAGGAGAACAACAATGACAATCGGAACAGCAATCGTAGTAAGTATCGGTATGCTCTGTGCCACCTTTTTAGGTGTAATGATTATTGGAGCAGTACTTGCAGCAAAGAAACATAAGTAAGAGGTGATACTATGGCACTCAACCAACGACAACTAAAAGCAGTTGAGATGCTTGTGTATACTGACAAACAGAAACAAGAGATAGCAGAAGAGCTAAAGATTACTGCTGCTACTCTAAGCACATGGTTGAATAAAGAAGAGTTCCAAGAAGCAATTCACAAGGAAATGCTCAGGAGCTTTTCACATTTAGCTACTAAAGCAAAAAGAAAAATGGAGCAGCTTCTTGACAGTAACCAAGACTCAGTCGCATTCGCGGCTGCTAAAGAAATTCTAAATAAAGCAGGATTTGCTGAGACTCAGAAAGTAGAAACTGAGTTTAAGAATAATCTAACGATTGAGATTACTGAATGAATATACATCTTCGTATTAACAGGATGCTGTTCAACGATGTCTATTATCCTTGGTTAGATAATTACAGACATAGATATGAAGTCTATTACGGTGGAGCAGGTAGCGGCAAATCTGTGTTTATAGCACAAAAGCTGCTTGTAAAAGCGATCAACAGAAAAAGAAAAGTTTTAGTAATTCGTAAGTATGGAACAACTATTAGAGATTCCGTATTCCAGCTAGTGATAGACACTCTTAAAAAGTGGGAGATATATGAGTATTGCAAGATTAACTTGTCAACATTCACTATAACGCTTCCCAATGAGAGTGTTTTTTTATTTAAGGGCTTAGACGATAGTGAAAAGATTAAGTCCATTACTGACATCACTGACATTTGGTGTGAAGAAGCTACTGAACTATCTCTAGACGAATTTACACAGCTTGACCTGAGACTTAGAGCTTTAGTAGAAGACCTACAAATTTACTGTTCATTTAACCCTGTCAGTAAAGCAAACTGGGTCTATAAAAAATGGTTTGCACCTGATGCAGTATACGACAAACTCGCAACATTTATATTACACACAACATACAAAGATAACAGATTCCTACCGCCAGCTTATATAGCAGCCCTAGAAGATAAAATCAACACGAACCCTACATATTATAAAATTTATGTTCTTGGTGAGTTTGGTACATTTGAAGGACTAGTTATTACAAATTGGCGTAAAGAAGAATTTGACTATATGCAACTAGCTCAGTCACTAGAGCATAGAGCAGGTATCGACTTAGGTTGGACTGACCCATCAGCGATTATAGATACACTTTATGACCGCAGTAATAGAACAATCTATGTCTTCAATGAGTTCTATAAATCAGGACAGCAGTTAAGTCAATTAGCTGAAGCAATAAAGGACATGAACTTAGCAAAAACTAAACTTTATGTAGATTCAGCAGAACCAAGAAGTATTCAATATTTCAGAAATAATCAGATAAATGCAGTCGCGGCACAAAAAGGACAAGACTCAGTAAAAGCAGGACTTATGTTCTTGCAAGACCATTTAATTATTGTCCATCCAAGCTGCACTAGCTTCATAACAGAGCTAGAAAACTTCTCATATATAAAAAGTAAACAAACTGGTGAGTATACAGAAGAAACAACACATGAATGGTCACACGCTATTGATGCTTGTCGTTATGCTTACAGTGATATTTACACTATGACAAAAGCAAAAGTATTCAACAAATCATTGTTGGGACTATAAATAATCAAAATTAACAAGGGGGTAAATGAATGTTCACCTTACAAGATGGTAGAGAACATCTATATCAGTGGGACTTAGATAGATACTTAATTGTCGAAGACAACACTATTGATGAAGTACATTTTTGCAATCGCACAAGTGATTGTTCTCTAGTAGTCGAAGTAAAAGATGGATTAGCAGCTATTCCTAACATCATTTTACAGGATGCTAGACCTATTAGAGCTTATGCTTATGTTGATGATAAGTACACTCTAGTAGAACAGCAATTCACTGTAAAAAGCAGAACTAGACCAGCTGACTACATCTATACCGAGACAGAAGTAAAACGCTGGGAAGATATTTCAGCAAAAGCGGAAACAGCTGTAAATGAAGCAGAAGCAGCTGCAAGTGCCGCAACAGAAGCAGTAAACAGTGTAAATCAAGCCATTGAAGAGTTTCAAGAGCAACTTGACAGTTTGGTTGAGACTGAAACCTATTATTTTAGACTCTATGATGCAAGTAAAGGCTATGGTGAAGCTCCTGTTGAAGTAGCACAATTTGCTACAGACATTACTCGTGCTGATTACAATGCAAACAACATCAAGAAGACAGTTCACATTGAATATGACTATATGCCAGTCACTGACAATGTACAGGTAGAATATGGAGACCCTAACTGGCTTAGTATTGGTGCTAGTAACTTTGATACTGACGGCACACTTAAATCCTTTGCAGTATTCTGCTATCCAAGAGATAAAGTAGTAAGTGATGTACTACATGACAGACAGTTATACATCAACTTCACTAAAGACAGGACATCTTCTACAGGATGGAAATATACTGCAAGTTTAACTACTACAAAGCTAACCACTGAGCAGTATGTAAAAAATGCTGTTGCTAATGTATCAGTTGACACAAGTAAATTCCTTACTAAAGCAGTTGATTCTCCAAGTGCTTATAACTGGTATGTAACAGGAAGTAATTCAGCACAGACAATCCAAACCTACACACCACTCGAAAGAACCGAATATGCATTAGACCATGAACAAGGGTTCAACGAAAACACTATTCCTGTCAGAGTAGGACAGCAATTAAGAGTACCTACAACTCCTACTAGTGATAATCATGCAGCTAGTAAAGCCTATGTAGACAGTGCTGTTGCTAATATTGGTAGTGGTATTAGTGCTGAGGAAGTACAAGCTATGATTGATGCATCCTTGGGGGTAATTGAAAATGGCTCTTACTGATAAATTAACTAATATAGCTCAGGCTATTAGAGATAAAACAGGTATGGCTGACCTCTTAACATTAGACGAAATGCCATACGCTATTGAAACTATTAGTACTGGTGAAACTTGCACACATGGTCCATTAGATGTTGCATCCAATGGCACATTCTATGCAGCTGATAGCGGCTGGGGGGGTTTTGATGTTGTCAATGTTTTTGTACCAAGCGGCGGTGACAGTGATATTCCTGAATCTGCATTTGTTTTTACAGGTGATTGTGATTATAGATTTGCATATGACGGATGGGTATGGTTCTTAGATAAGTATAAGAATCAGATTACTACTCACGATATTACTTCACTACATAATATGTTCCGTAATAGTCAGCAAATTACTAACATTCCTTTCACGCTTAATATTACTAATTGTGATGATTTATCGTGGACATTTTATAACTCACAGTACATTAGAGTTTGTCCTAAGATTAGAGGAACAATAAAATGGACAACAAGTACCACAATGGAAGATATGTTTGGTAACACTAACTTTACTGACTTGAATGAGTTATTCACTCCTGAAATGTTAGCAGGATTTTCAGAGTTAGTTATGACAAGTTCTTATTCAGCTCCCAAACATTTAGACTTTAGTGGTTGTAGTGCTATGAGAACATATCCTGAATGGCATAAAGCACTTAAACTAAATCCTGCTTGCAACTTCTTCCCATACTACCACATTTATGAAGACACATTTAACGCTTGTCACTGCCTTGATGAAGTTCGTGGTTTGCCAGTATGGTCTTGCAATGGTGAACAGTCAACAAGTATGCTCGACAGAACCTTTAGATATACATCAAGAGTAAAAGCGATAACATTTGAAACAAATCCTGATGGTACTCCTATTGTTACTAAATGGAGAGCTCAGTTATTGGATTTATCAAAAAATGTTGGTCATGCAACAAGCAAATATAACTGCACAAATAAAGGTATCCCTGAAGATAGAGAAGTAAAAGACGATGCCACTTATGCAGCACTAAAAAATGACCCTGATTGGTTTGCTACTGACTCAGCTTACAGCAGATATAATCACGATAGTGCAGTGGAGACTATTAACAGCTTACCTGACTGTAGTGCAACTGGTACTAATACAATCAAGTTCCTTGGTAACTCAGGTAGCAAAACAGATGGTGGAGCTATTAACACCTTAACCGAAGAAGAAATTGCAGTAGCAGCAGCTAAAGGCTGGACAGTAACATTCGCATAAAGGAGGCAATCAATGAAAAGTACAAACTTTAACATTATTAGATATGATGCTGATGAAGGAAAAGTGTTTGATTGGAAAGAGCCTAGATACAATACAGACTCTGAGGGCAATGAAGTACAACTGCATCTATATGCAAAGACTCTATTCATTGGCGGTAATGATTCCATTGATAACTATATCGAAGTGGAGGCAGTTTAATGTTTTACCTTAATAAAGATACTCCACTTACAGCTGAATTACTTAGCAAAATGATAAATAGATTTAGACTCAATGTAGAGCCTAAACTACAAAAGTATAAAGAGTACTATGATGGCATTCAGGCTATCCTTAACAAACAGTACTCAGACCCTTCTAAGCCCTGTAACAAGACAGTAATTAACTACTGCAAAAATATCGTAGACAGTTACTGTGGTTATATGGCAAGTCCTAACTGCATTAGTTATAGCAGTGAACAGGATATAGAGGATATTATGAATGTCCTCAGATATAACGACTATCAGGCACAGGATGCTGAAGTGCTATTACACGCACTAGTGTATGGTGTAGCCCATGAGCTTATGTACATTGATAGTGAAAGCAAAACAAGATTTAGAATGATTGACCCTACTCAGTGCTTTGGAGTATATGACGATAGCTTAACAAGCGATCTAATGTACTTCGTAAGAGTCTATAAAGTAAATGAGTGGGATGATTCTAATACATATCATTGTGATGTATATGGTGCTACAACTATAACACATTACTCAATGCAAGGCGACAATGCTGGCTTAACCTATATTGGTGAAGAGCCACATTACTTTGGACAGTGCCCTGCAAATATCTTTGTAATGCCTGACGAGAAATCAATCTTCGATTGCATTATGACAATGCAAGACACAGCTAATGAGCTATTAAGTGCTGAAGTCGATGATTACAATGCTTTCTGTGATGCTTACTTAGTACTTGAAGGTGCTGAGCTCGATGCAGACCAAGTAGCAGACATGAGACAGTCAAGAGCTATTATGTTACCTGTAGGTGCTAAAGCGACTTATCTGACTAAAACTGCTAATGATACACAGGTAGAAAACATCTTAAAGAGACTCCACGATAGCATTTACCGTATTAGTGCTTGTGTAGACTTTTCAAGTGAGACATTTACAGGTGGTGTTTCTAGTGGTATTGCTATTCAGTTCAAATTGTCAGGTATGGAAACAAGATGTGGCAAAATTGAAGCTGAAATGAAAAAAGCATTACAGCGTAGAGTAGAAATTATCAGCGGTGTTGCTTCACTTTCACTTGGTGAGGAAGTATGGAGAGACATCAAGATTGAATTTACAAGAAATATTCCTGCTGATGAAGCTGCTGTAATCAATATGATTAACGCTCTAAAGGGCACAGTATCTGATGCAACACTCTTGGCACAAGTTCCCTTTGTAACAGATGTACAAGCAGAGCTTGATGCAGTAAACAGCCAAAAGCAAGCCAACATGGAAATGTATGGTTTTGGTACTAATCTAACTGGTCTAGGAGAAGACGAGGAAGATGGAACTGAAGATACAGATGCAATTTGACGAAGACAAACTTCGTGAATTGGTTCAGCAAGCAGTAGAAAACTTAAAGGCGGAGGGCTACATTTGGAAAGACAGCCCTCCTGTCCTTCCTGATACTCCAAGCGGAGGTAATAATTATGGCATATTGGGACAACAGATTAGCAGCAGCCCAAGACAGAATATCACAGAAGACTGCTAAACAAATAGCAGCAAAAATGCGTAAGTACTATAAGACCCTTGCACAGTCCACTATCGACGATTTTGAAGCTACCTATAATAAGTTACTAGCAACAGTAACAGCTGGGCAGCAGCCTACCCCTGCTGACTTATATAAGCTTGATAAGTATTGGAAGATGCAAAGCGTGCTAGAACAGCGACTTAAATCAATGAACGCAAGAAACTATAAATTGATGTTTAGTATGTTCAAGCTCAACTATCAAGGAGTATATGAATCATTAAACATTCCTGATATAGAGCTATTCAGCACAATGGACGAACACGCAATAGAACAAGTAATAAATCAAATATGGTGTGCAGATGGTAAGTCATGGTCACAAAGATTATGGGAAAATTCAGCTTACCTCAAACAGACACTAGAAGAAGGACTAATCCAATGTGTTGCTACTGGTAAGTCTCCTGAGTATCTTAAACAAATGCTAATGGAGCGTTTCAATGTCAGCTATAACAGGGCTGATGTATTAGCAAGAACAGAATTAGCACACATCCAAACACAAGCAGCACAGCAAAGATATAGAGATTATGGAATACAGCAAGTAGAGCTCTTAGTAGAGCCTGATGCTAGAACCTGTCCCATATGTGAAAAGTTATCAGGTAAAAGATATTCAATAAACGATAAAATGCCTGTTCCATTACACCCAAGATGCAGATGCTGTATGGTGCCAGTGGTTGATGATATAAAGCCAGTAGTCCTTTCTGAAGCTGAAAAGATAGCAAGACAAGCAAGGAAATTGGATAAAAAGGAACGCTTAAAAGCTGGACAAACTTATAAATATACCCCTCCAAATTAACTTGGAGTTCATGTATATATTATGTGAAAGTCATTCAGGGCATTGGACTCTAACTAATGTACTAAATTTATAGGGATAGCCAATGAGCTATAACTAAGAGGAGATATATAAATGGATATGGAAAACACAACTACAACAGTAGAAACTGCTGCAGAAGAGACTACTGAAGTAAAGACTTACACTCAGGAAGAAGTATTAGCACTTCTACAGTCTGAGTCTGATAAGCGTGTTACAGCTGCATTAAAGAAGCAGCAAGCTAAGTATGAAAAACAGCTTTCACTTAGCAAACTTGATGGTGACGAAAGAGCAAAGGCAGAGAAGGACAACAGAATTGCAGAGCTTGAAGAGCAACTTGCTGCATTCCAAGTAGAGCGTAATCGCTCAGAGCTTAAATCAGTTCTTAGTTCTCGTGGTCTTAGTGCTGAATTTGCAGACATCGTTAGCATTAGTGATGACATTGAAGCATCACAGGCAAACATTGATAAACTCGATAAATTATTCAAAGCTGCTGTAAAAGCAGAAGTAGAGAAGCGATTAGCTGGTAGTGCTCCAAAAGGCAATACATCAAACATCAATGGTGATGTAACAGCTGAAGCATTTAGAAAGATGACATTGTCACAACAGGCAGCACTTGCAAATAGCAATCCTGAGCTCTACAAGAAATTAACTAACAACTAATTATAAGGAGCTATTTAGATATGGCAATTCAGACATATGCAAATTTTGTTCTTGAGAACAAGATGACCGATTTGGTTAACACTAACCTTGATGTTAACTCCCTTTTCACTGTTGACAACTCCCTTGCTACTGAAGCAGGTTTGAAGAAAGTTATCAACAAGTACACTTACAACGGCACTGTAGAGAAGCTCGCAAAGGGTGCTAAGAACTCTACTGCTGGTGCTGTTACTTTCGTTCCTGCTGAGTACACAGTTGAGAGATATCAGCAGACCTTCAAGTACAACGATATGGATGTTATGCAAGACCCCTACATCCTCGATGTTGCTACCACTGGTGCAGCTACTGTAATGGCTAACGACATTCGTGCTCAGTACTTCGCAGAGCTTGCTAAGATTGGCAATACTAAAGAGTATGACGAGCTTACTTACGATGTTATCGTTGATGCTCTTCTTGCTATTGGCAGAGAAGTTGAGTCCGATACTTTCGCAGTAATGGGTCTCGATGGTAAGGCTGCTATCCGTCACGACAACGACTACAAGGCAAGCAGACAGGGTGAAATCCTTTACACTGGTCAGTTTGGTACTATCGCTGGTATTCCTTGCTTGTTCTCCAAGCTCGTTCCTGCTGGTGATGTATATGTAACTACTAAGGATGCAGTTAAGTTCTTCGTTAAGAAGGATGGTTCTGTTGAACAGGATAGAGACATTGAGACTAAGGACAACACAGTTGTTTACGAGAGACATGGTGTTATGGCACTCGTTGACGAAACTAAGTCCGTAAGACTCCACAAGGCTGTTAAGGAATAAGATAAACCAATTACAGGGGCTATTAACTTAGCCCCTAATCAAAGTAAGGAGTAACCAATGATTACAGATATCAAAATTATGCTGGGTGATGCTGCTCCAAACTTTAGTGATGCTCAAATCAACTTAGCTTACAAACAGGCTTTAACAGAAGTTGAGGCTTACTGCAATAGAGAAGCTGATATTGAGCTAGATTTAATTGCTGATAGAATCGCAGTTATCAAGCTCAATAGAATGAACACAGAAGGTTTATCAGGACAGTCATATAGCGGTGTTAGTGAAAGCTACATTGATGGTTACCCAGCAGACATTAAAGCGATCTTAGACAGAAAACGCAGAATCAAGCTCGTATAAGGAGGTAGTTATGATTAACTCAAACATGAGAGAATACAACTATTTTCTTTACGGTGAAGATAATGGTTATGGACAAGCAAAGGTAAGCAAAGAGCCACAAGGCACAGTTAAAATGTCCATTACCAATACAACAACATCAACACAAGATAACATACTTTACAAAGATGCTTCTTACATCGGTCTCACACTGGATAAAGCTGTTACTGATACCTATGTCATTGAATATGGAAAGGAACGCTTAAAGGTGCTGTATATCGTCCCTCAGGGCAGATACAGACAAGTGTTCATGAAATACATTGGCTGAAGATATTAGACTTGAAGGGCTTGATGAAATACTTTCCCGTATCGAAAAGATGGGAAGTGTTAAACAGGCACAAGCAGCTTTAGGCAAATGCTGTGCTTTAGTAGAGACTGCTGCAAAGCGAAACGCTCCAAAAGGCTCAGGTGAGTTAAGAAGAAGTATTACAAGTAAAGTTGATGGCTTACAAGGTATTATTTTTACCCCATTAGAATATGCCCCATATGTTGAATATGGTACTGGTTTATATGCTGAAGGTGGTAATGGTCGTAAAGATGTTCCTTGGGCATATGAAGACCCTAAAACTGGAGAGCTTATATGGACAAGTGGTCAAGAGCCACAACCTTATATGCGACCAGCTCTATACGACAACAAGCAAAACATTATTAAACTATTGAAGGAGGGCATTACTAATGATTGATTATCATAGCACATTGGTTGCTGCCCTTTCACCAATCCTCCCTGTACACTATGAACTAACTCTAACTAAAGACACAAAGACTCCGTGTATCAGTTATATGGAGCTCAGTAATGTCATAGAGGGACAATGCAAATTACTTGACTATAGCAGAATCACTTATCAGGTAAAGGTGTGGGGACACGATATAGAAGAGTTACAACATTATGCACAGCTCATTGACTCAGCTCTAAGACCATTAGGTTGGAAGAGAATTAGTTGCAATGAAGCATATGACCGTAACTCAACAATGATTCAAAAGATACTAGGCTATGAAGGCTTGGTAGAAGAAAAATATTAAAAATTACTATAGGAGGTCATAGAAGATATGGCTGCTGAAAGATTATCTAGCGTAGGCGTTATTTTTGGTTACTCTACTACTGCAGAGGGTGAGATTACTCCTGTTGAGGGTTGCTACGAAGTTCCCTCTCTTGGTGGTAGTGTAGAGAAGCTTGATGTTACTGTTCTTAGCGATACTGTTCGCAAGAAAATGAATGGTATCAAGGATTATGGTGACGAGCTTCAGTTCAAGTGCTACTACGATTCTGACGAATATGATGCACTTGATGCAATGGCTGACCAGAATGTTTTCTGGACACTTAAGTTCCCTAATAACAAGGGCACATTTACTTGGCAGGGCACACCTTCCGTTAGCCTTGAAGGTTTCGGTGTAAGTGCACCTATCGGTTACCTTTTGAATATCGCTCCTTCTTCTGAGATTAAGAAGGGCTGATATACCCATTGATGGGGGTAAGGGGAGTTGTTCTCCTCTTCTCCCCTTACTATAAAATTTATTAGAGGAGATTTATTTATATGTTGTATTACGAATTTGAAGCAGGCAATAATGTCTATAAACTTAGACTCAACACAAGAAACATTGTTAGTTTGGAAAAGTCACTTGGCTGCAATCCTGTAATGGTATTTGGTGCTGGTGATAGAGTTCCTACTGTCACACAGATGGTAGCAATTCTTAACGCATCTATGCAGACTTATCATCATGGTATGACTACTGACCGTGCTTATGACATCTTTGATGCTTGGCTTGGTGATGGTCATGTTATGACTGACTTCATTCCTGTTATTATTGAGATTTACAGAGCTTCAGGTATTATGAAAGCTGAAAATAGCCCTGGCGATACTGAAGACTTTGATGCTGGAGATAGCGAAAAAAACTAACTAGTGGGGATGGGGCTAGTCCTCGTCCCCCTTTCTTTTATACGACTAAGATTTATAGCTGGTTAGAGTACGCTCTCGATATTGGTATTAGTGAAGAACAGTTTTGGAATAGTACTATAAGTGAACTAGGTCGTCTATTTGCTAGTTACAACAGGAAACGCAAGAGTGAGTTACAAGAGAAAACATCTATGGACTACACCTTAGCTGACTTGATTGGTCGTAGCGTAGCACGAATCTATAATTCTTCAAACACTATCCCCGATATTGAAGATGTATACCCCACTGTGTTCGACAGAGAAGAGTTAGAACGCAAACGCAAAGAGAGACAAGCTGAAGCACTTGCTATTAAATTCAACCAATTTGTAAATGCCTTCAATAATCAATAAGGAGACAGAGAGCGTTGAATGAAGAGTTAAAGATTATAATTTCAGCCGAAATCGGTAAATTAAGGGACGAGCTCCAAAAAGGTCAAAAGGAATTACAAAAGACCGAAAAGACAGCCAAGTCCTCAGGTGGGAATATTGGCAAAGCTCTAAAAGCAGCTGGTGCTGCAACTGCTACCGCAATGAAAGCAATGGTAGCGGCAGATCGG